ATCGACAAACGCTACGAAGACCGACATCCAAATTCTCGAAAGTTATGGAATATCCAATCAATCGGGGGCGTCTAATCCATCCATTAAAGACAGCGTTAATAATGTTCAGCGCCTTTTATGCAATGGTAAAGAAGAAATTAGTCTTTTTGTACATCCGCGTTGCAAGAATGTTATCGAATCTTTGGAACTTCAATCTTATACAGAATCAGGCGAACCAGAAAAGACAGGATTAGATCACTTTTCAGATTGCGTTCGATACCTTTGTTGGCGTTGCTTCAATCCCTTACATTTGGGGGCAGGGCGCAAAACAGGGATTAGAATATATTAAAAAGTGTATTACTATTAAATTAAGCTAGGAATTAAGCCGTGTATTCTTCATTCAATCACTACGACAGGGAAAGATCAAGCAAAGCTGTTGAGGTGCAAGACCCTAGCAATGCGTATGTAAATATGGAGCCAAACTGGATATTGATTGAAGATTTGATAACAGGAACTTATGGAATAAGAAAAAGACATCGAAAATACCTCCCCCAGATGCCAAGGGAGCAAGATGAAAGTTACGACAATCGTCTGGCTACAAGCGTTCTTGCGCCTTTGTATGTCAGGATTGAAAGATTGCTCGCGGGTATGCTTACGCGCAAACCTGTTCGATTAAATGAGGTTTCAGAACGAGTTACAGAAGATTTGTTTGATATTGATTTACAGGGTAACGATCTCACAAGTTGGACATATGAGACAGCAAAAATAATGTTGCGTTATGGTCATGTCGGGGTTCTTG